AACCCAGAATGATACTCATCGCTCAATACCTCATAGCAATTCAAATGCCCGTGTGAAAATGTCATTTGAATACGGTTGTTTGCCGTTCTCGTGCTGAATGATCGACTTGGCCAACACAATCAACGTCACTTTATCGACACTAATCACCTGATGAGGATCGACACCTAACGCCTTGGCCACACCCTTGATATAAGCCGAAGTGTTGTTTTCGTTAGTGGGTGCCCAGCGGTCGATTATCTTCGCGACGGTCTGATAGCCTTTTTTATGGTAATTGCACAGCAGCTTCATCAGCGCCCGAATGCCATACTCTGGTGATTCAAACCGACAGAACCGAGATTCAATCTTCGGGTCGTGGGGTAATTGACCCTGCCACTTATTCGCTGAGTGGTGGTCAATGTTGCCTGGATTGTTGTTGCGAATGCCTCTGCTCATCTTTGTTCACCTGTCAGTCTGTTCCAAAAATAGGTTAGGGCGATGCTCCCCATTGCACCGGACACGCCAGCACTAACGAACATCAGGTATAAACTCAGTCCCGCTTCGAGACTGATAAATCCGCCTATCAGTCCGGTAAATCCCGAAACGACTATTTGGGCAAATGCCCCAATCCAGCTCCAGCGGGCGTTGCTGGTTTTTATATCGATGATGTAGCGGACTATTCCGCCCCATGCAGAAAGCAGCAGCAGTATCAGCCACTGGTAGAGTTCAATCGGATCTTTGTTTGGCATACGCATATTCCACCCCATTTGAACAATGGGCGTCCGTGGGGTGAGCTATGGTCGCCCCTGTGAGTTGGTTAAAAGTAATAGGTTGATACTTAAGTTAAGCTGTTAGATCAGCCAAACATTAACCAACCCATAGAGGGATGGCTGATTACCTCTTACCTAAAGGAAGGTGAAATGTCTTACATTCACAGCCGAGAGTATCTAAAAGATGGCAATGTCGTGTCTGTCCAGTGTAGCCATCAGATAAACGTGTTGGTTATGGATGACAACCAATACAGTAACTACAGGAATGGCCGAAAATATCGCTATTATGGGGGTTTTTATAAACAGTTTCCTGCCAATATTATTCCCCCTCACTCTGGTTATTGGAATGTTGTTTTAGCTATGCCGCCTGGATATAGTGCCAATATTAAGCACACTATCAGTGTGCTAAACGCATGAATATTCAGCTTTAGCCTGAGATAACGCAGCTTCAAGGGCGGTAATGATTTTTTGCTGTGTACCGTCCTTTACGTATCCCGTTGAAGCCATTCCCTCACCTTTTTCTTCATCACGATACCAGACCGTTTCACCATTAAGTTCTATTGATACTTTCACTTATGCACCTCTAATGCGTGGTTGTGGGCTTAACTCAACTTTAAACAAACTTAGGGCCTGTTTTAACTATTACCGTTTGTAATGTTAGGCGCACAAATCAAGGATGCCGATATGGGAATTCCCATAACGGATGGATTTCAAATAGTTAGAATTGCAGATATGAAAAAGGCCGCACTGAGCAGCCTTGAATTTGAACTAGTCGGTCAGACCGACAGGTTGAGTTGTTCAGAATGACCGAGCATGTGATACTCATGCTAGATTTTAACATTTAATATAAAAGGATTTTTATGCAACCGAACGATAAAAACCCACTCAAACAAAAGTCATTTAAATTCATTCTTGCCGGCATGATATTACTTTTTACGGCGGGTATTAGATTGATTCAATATGATGATCTTTTACTGGGTACTGTCGAAAGCTTATTGGCTATTGGGCTTGTTCTCTTTGGGCTTAAATTGAAAAAAGGCGAAAATAAAAAGTAGACTGCTAGATTCCCTCGAATTCGGGGGAATTAAAATCCATCGAACTCATCACACCATTCGAATTCATCTTTCATGGGGGTGATCTCTTTTTCGCTGAAAATCAGATTAACACGTTGATTTATCTAGCATGTGGGTGTGTTCCCTAACCCCGATCGAGGTGTTGACCGCATCACCCAAAATCACATTTAACCTATTGATTTAACAGTGATGTTAGATGCTGTACGACCATGATCGAATTGTGGAGGCAGGTGCTGATCTCCTGCATCGGTTTCTAGATACTCTCAGGGGCTTAGCCTAATCCGCAGAGGCCGCCTCTAGATGGTGTGCGGTACATCCGACAGTCCATACACTGCCAACCAGCCTTGGCATTCTCCACAACGGTAAGGTAACTTATTCAAAAGCAGCCTTACCGTTGCAGAAAGCCCCGCGAGTGCGAGGCCTTGAATTCAGGGTGTGGAGCTAGGGTGAGTTATTGCCAGTTGAGGCAAAAACGCTTAGTTTCACCTATTGCTTGCATCGCCATAGCAAATAATTTCTTTACATCTGCGTTTTGGTATGAAAGAAGAACTTTACCATCCTGTACATAAATTTCTTGACTAGAGCCAAGATGATAGATCACACCATCAACCGTTATATCAAGATCTTGTCTACCTAATGCTGATATGGGACCTGAATCATCATTTGGATAAGATATCACACCTATACTCAGAGGAAGATTAAGGTCGTCGTCCCCCCGAAAATTGAAAAATAATATATTTCTAATTAATGTAGTATTTGTAATTATATCCAAGGCTCCATAAGTATGTGGATCATTCGAATACCCCAACTCTCTTTCAGCATACAAATCCTTGCCTAAATAGAGTCGTCTAACTCCTAATCCAATATCAAAAGACATCACGTAACCTTTAAGTTCTGGCTTATTAACTTCAGACATAAATCCCTCACTTTATTATTCGTTAAAGGTAATTTCATCCTACTGCTAAATTGCCAGTTAATATTACTTAGGGTGGTCTTTTATATCAACTGAATAACCATTAATAAAATTAACACGCATTAAAATAGGGTTACGCATCATAAAATCTGTCTATTAGTCGAGTGCATGATTCAGTGAGTTGTAAATTTGAAGTTTACTGCTGATTCTAAATACCCTTTATTGAATACAGGGTAATAAAAAGCCCCGCACTGGGCGAGGCTTAGAATTCGTAGTGAGTATAGTTACAAGTTCCCACTATTTGTAGATATTAAGCCAATGCCGGACAAAAAGCAACGGTTTATTTTGTCATCTTATTAAATGCAGCTTCGGCACGGCTTTCTTCGGCATAACACTTACTCACTAGTTTTTCATAAAAGGGTTTCCAGTTCCGCCGCCATGTCCTTTCGTTCAACTCTGGTAAATAGGCCTTGATTGCCGTGTAAGCTACTGACGATGGCACCCGGCTGTAACCCCGCCCTGAGCATCGAGGGCAGATTTTATCAACCGGTACGCCCTGAAAAGCTGTCTTTTCCTCATCGACTACGACACCCCGCCCCTTGCAGCGACAACGACTTGACAGTGCGCCTTTCCCGTTGCACTTCTGGCAAAGTTCACCCACCTGCTCTTTTTCAATCCACGGCGCAATAATCACTTCACCGTCCGCGCGAATAATGCCGGGATGTTTTTCCACTTCTTTCATGCCGTAGATAAGTCCTTTCCCGCGACATTCCGAACACTGACAAGTTGACGCCGCTGAACGGGCATAATCTTCAAACGCCATCTTCGATAAGATAACCAGACAGGGCCCCAGTTTATTCCCTGCTGCCTTTGATATCAGCTTAGGGACAGTTCGCCTTGCATATCGGGTCAGTGCTTCTACGGTGCCGAACTTGTCTTCTTCACTGACCTCGTTCTTGGCGAAAAATGCCGCCATCCCGAACTTGGCTTGTGATCCTGCCATGCCTAAAGCCGCAGCAGTATCCATCCCTTTCATTCTGTCCGGTGCGGTACTGGTTGACGCATCACTGAACGTCGGTGTTTTCGGGTGAAAGTGTTTTAATGCTGATTCCAATTTCATTGTTATGCTGTCTCCCGCTGCGGCTTCATAAATTCTCTTTCTCTGGCCTGATCCCCGTTCTGGAGCAGGTCGTTAAAATCTCCAAGGTCAGGCCATCTCACACTGACACGCTCTATGTCATTATTTGCTTTCAGGTTTTTAGTGGCACAGGCATAGGCTGCCGCTTCCCCTGTTGCACTCCAGTCGTTATCTGCAAAGATAATGAGGTGCTTAACGCCACGGGGAGCGAGAAATTTAGCCATGTGTCCGGCATTCATGGTTGACCACGTATTCACCCCGTAAATCTGCTTACAGGACAGTGCTGTCTCGATGCCCTCAGCAATCCCCAGTGTGGAAGCCACAGGGAACATCCGAATAGCCACCGATTCAGTGTGCGCCAGATAGCTGTCTTCCTGTAGTGACATCATTTTCTTTGTCACGTCCAGCGGCGCTTTCCGATCCGCATCCAAATAGGTTCGGTGCAGGTAACATAATTGCCCTCGTGAGTCCGTTGCCAATGCCCACATCGCCTGATAATCCCCTTGGTATGTCGGCTGCTTTTTACAGAAGCGGATTTGCTCAATAGGCTGATTGCTGTAGATCCCCCGGCTTTGAAGGTATTTTTCTGCTGAGGTGCCTTTCAGTTCCGGCATGCGTGAGTAAAGGGTGATTATCTTTTGGCGGTTATCTGCAACCGTGCTGACCTTGGGCTTCGGTGTGACCTTATCGCGATGGAGACCCAACAGCTGATCAATCTCATCCGCCAGCACTTTGAATTCTTTGCCCTGTGTCAATCTCAGTAGTGCCCAGCCGTCCCCAGCATTGCAGGTACAAATGAAGGTTCCGCGCCCATCACGGTCATCAATGCGGAATTTGCCCTTTTGTTTGCAGATTGGGCACTTCCCTTTAAAGTGTTTATTGCCTGTTACGGGCGGTAATTTGTAATAGGAGAAGATTTCAGGCCAGTGGCCAATCACAGCCTCGGTCGTTTTGATTCTGTTCACAGTGTGCCTCCCTGATGTGATGGTCTGCCTAATGCTTCACGAATATCGCGCACTTTTTGGTGAGCAACCTCAAGACGCATTTCCTGCTGCTCGTTGCTGGACGGTTGCACCTGTTCCGCTTTTTTGCGGGACTTCGCGAAGGCAATTTGTTTGTGCTTGATGAAATTACTGACTTCAGGCGTTAGCTCTTGTGGGGTGTCATGCAATCCACGCGGATAAGCGCCAAACTTGTCTTTAAAGGTATTTGATACCCAGCCGTCACTGATGGCTTTACCCTGTGAGGCGCGCTGGTTCTGGTAGTACTTCAACTGCGAGTAGAAACTCTGCTTTTCGGCTTGGGTGTAGACGCGCTCTTTCTTACTGAGTTTCTGGATATTGCGGCTGGTATCGACATCAATGTCCTCACCCACCAGAGGCTTAAATCCACACTTCGGGCAGACATAGACCCCTGCTGGTTTCATGTAGTGACAGGAGGAACATTCTTTCGGTAACTTCTCCCGCTTCTCCTGCTCCCGGTAACTGTCACGGGTTTTCATGCCGTCATTCTTGCTGGGCAGTTCGTTGTATTCGATATCATCGGGATAGCCAAGGCGGTGAACCGTGCCGGAGTGATCCAGAATGATAGCCCTGTCTTTACCCGGTGCTGGACGCAGCGATCTGCCGATTGACTGGAGCCAGCGTATTTCTGACTTGGTGGGGCGGGCGTAGATAATGCACCGGACATCACTGTCAAAACCCGCCACGAGAACTCCGATATTGACGATAATTTTCGTCGCACCCTGCTCAAAGCGATGGATGATCAAATCCCGTTCATCTTGGGGCGTGTTGGCTGTCATCACTTCGGCATTCACCCCGGCACGATTGAATTCGACCGTGATAAAGTTGGCGTGACTGACATTCACACAGAAGCAGATAGTAGGCTGATTTTCGCCCAGCTTAAGCCAGCTACTGACCACATCCCCCACCAAATCAGCGCCGCACATGATTTCGGCTATCTCGTCTTCCTTGTAATCGCTGCCGTAGTCGTCATTGCGGGCAGACTTCACCTTGCTTAAATCGGGCTTGGTGGGGGCGTAAAACTCGTAAGGACTCAGGTCGCCACGCTGGATTAACTCCTTTATCGTCGTGGGCTTTATCAGCTTCTGATAGTAGTGACCCAAGAACGGCGAGAAAGGCGTGCCTGACAATCCCACCACCTTACAATCCGTTTCTGAGGTCAGCCGTGTGATCTCTTCCAGTATCTTTTTGCGTTTCAGGTGCGCTTCATCAATCACCAGCAGATTAATGTCTTCGGGAAAGTCACGGCGGATCAGCGTGTCAGCCGACGCAATCTGAATCAGCTTTGACGGGTCTTGATTGGGGTGATCACGCCAGATATAAGCGATTTCATCCTCCGGCAATCCATACTCAATAAAGCGCTGGGCAGTTTGGTTTATCAGAACAAGGTATGGGCAGATCATCATGACCTTCATCCTCTTGGATACAAACCCGTCAATAATGAAGGCAGATAACCCTGTTTTACCTGCACCTGTCGGGGCGTACACCATGAAAGAATTAAAGCCCTTCCAGTTCTGACGCAGCATATTTAAAGCGCGTTCCTGTGCAAAGTTGGGGGTAATTTCTAGCATCTCTTCGCCCCCTGTTTATTTTTTATAGTAACCGTGCGATACTTTGTCTCAGGTAATCGCGTCCCAGTGATACCTGTTGCAAGAGCCGAATTAGCTATTCCTACCAAAGTGTCGCTGTTCGGTTTCTTGCACCCTCTTACATTTCCCTTCTTAGTTAACATTGATACCCTCACTTGAATAATTTCCACTGCCAGAGGACAAGCCTTTTTCTTATTCCCATTTAGCCGTCTAGCCACCTGTCCCATTTTGTAACCCCTACAGTGATCTATATTAAGATCTGAGTTCTTCCTCTTGGCTGTGCCTTCCCTAACACCCCCTTTCAAAGATCACCCCCCAAACCCCCCTAGAAAGTTTTCCCCTCTTCCCCAAAAAACACATATAGCCATCTAAGCGTCTAAACATCTCATCCCCTTAATTTTTTGATTATTGACTTACCGTCTTCGGCTTCTCTGTATAACCCTGTGCCGCCTTCTCATACTTCGTGACAAACTCTCTGAGCCTGATATTTGCTGCTCGTCGTGCTGCGTTGTCCTTCCGGTATGAGACTGGCTCGCTATCCCATGCTGCTTGATACACTTCTGAGTACTTCGCGGTGATCTTTGCTCTGGTGCTGGCTCTCAGCTTCGCCAACGTTTCTTGTATCCATTCGCCATCGTCAGGGTAGAAATGCGATGGCATGGTTACCTTGGTGAAATTAGGAAACATGGTCATGTTCTGTGGGCGGCGGAAACACTTTAGGTAGATCGGGACGTAGCTCGTGGGCTTGGATAGCGCCGTCAGAGAAAGTCACAATGTCAGGAACAAGCGAAACTGAGACGCGTTTTTTCCTGTATAACCATGAACTGATTAATGATTGTCTGCACCCCAGAACTTCGGCTAGCCTCGTTTGACTACCTGCGATTTTTATCACTTTCTCTATTGCTAAGTTCTTCATTTATCCCTCCATTAGCTCTGGAGTGATAATATTATCACTTTAAGAATAAATCAATCACTATAGGTATATTTGTAAACCTATCACTTTAGAGATAGAATTAGTGAAAAATGTAATTTAAATTACTAACTATGATGTGTTCCCCGTATGTACGGGGATGTGGAGATAAGCCACATCATGATGATCGTCTGAGCGGTAAACATCTAACACTCACCCCCAATTGCAGGGGAGTTCAGGTTAAAGATGAACAAGGAAGTTTCTGCTCTGTGTTTCCCGTATGTACGGGGATAAACTGTTAACGAGGTAGTTATGACTCTTGCTGATAGACTGAAAGAAGCCATGACGGAGAAAGGATTCACACAATCCGCTCTTGCCAAAGAAGCAAACATGGCTCAATCCATGATATGGAAATTAATTTCTGGAAAAGCGACAAAAACAGGAAAGATTGTCGATATAGCGAAAGCTCTTGGAGTTCGCCCTGAATGGCTTAGTGATGGAAGTGGTGATAAATATCAATCGGATAGTTCTAGTGAGGTCACTATACATTCGAGCCATTCAGCACCTGTAAAAATCTATGATGAAGAACATGAAACAGATGAAGCGTTCTTGATACCCATACTTTCAGGATCGTTAACTAATCTAGATTCATGTCGAGCTTATAGAATTACTCAAAACACAGGCTGTACTGAGGCGCCAGAGGGGGCATTGATTGTTGTTGATCAATCGGAGAAGGCTGCTAATAACGATTTAGTTTATGCGCGCATAGGAAAAAATTATTCTGTTTATCGTTATATGCAAGGCGGTTCTGAGGATTTCTTGTCCGTTGACGACACCAGAGTGCCGCTTATAGCTATGTCTCCCGATGTTGAAATGGTAGGTGTTATTGTGTATTTATTTCGTGAAATGAAGCGGAGACGATAATCCCCATCCTCAACTTCAATCTTCCTTGCATAGACTCCCGGGTTCACTCGAAACATTTCCAAACCATCCCCCTTTTTCTTCTAAAGCACTGTTTTTACATACAGTGCTTTAAATCTTACTTTAATCCCCGTAATTATCAAGTCAAAAAATCATTTATCTATCACTAAAGTAAATTTATTTGATTTCAATGGCATAATCGAAAAATTAATTTTTTATCACTTTAGGTATAGACTAGTTAAATCCATAGTGATAATGTAATTCACATCGGAGTGATAAGAACAATCACCAAGGACTAAGAGAGGCATTAATGAATACTTTTGTTTTTGCGGCTATTGATAGATCTAACACAAAACAAAAGCATCCTGTCAGAATTAAATGTGTTGCTGAAAATTACCAACAAGCAAAGCTAATTTTATCAGGCATATATATTACAACATGGGCTGGTCAAATTATTAATCAAAAACCGGAATAACCTCATGGATACAAAAAATAAAGATGAATTTAAAAACCATATACTTACAACTTATATGGCAAACCAAAAACATTCCGAACCTATTCCTAACTACAATTTAGAGGCGTATCCAGGCTACGGTTATGCTCTCTACAAGAGAAGCGGTCGATATATGTATTTAGTTGATGTCTTTTCCTCTTATGGAGAGGCAAACCAACAAGCAAAAGAAATATTAGACATCAAGTATAATTTAAAAAAGGTAGTTAAACATGAACAATAAACTACAAGCAGCCGTCGAGATTGCAGAAGAAATTGAAACGTTATTAGTTCCATTGATGGTCGAAATTGAAGGCGGAGATAAAACAAGCGCATATTTAATGTGTCGAGGTATTTATCGTCAATCTAAAGTATTGGCTGAAAAATTAAGGGGAACAACCGAAGGGAGTAATAATCATAAAGACAAAGAAAGTACCAATCGTAATTTAAATACTGAATTAGAAAAGACTTAAAAACTGTCAGAGAAATTACATTCACTTTTACATCTCTGGATGGAAGGAAATTTAACTGAGGATGATACTTATATTTTAAGTATCGCCACTGACATTAACCATAATGTATTGCAAGAAATAGCACGAGTCCGAGGAGTAGAATACCAATGAAAAAATTTACCTCTATTGAAATCGCTACCAATCAAGATATCACTATCGAATTACGCGATGTCTATGTCGTTCGCGGTTCCGGCAAGGCTTATCTGAGCGAGAAAGGCGCACTGAATAAACTGGCTTACGTTCGGGCGCAAGAGCAGTTCAATAAGGAAGATAGGCCAAGCAACTTCCCTATCCAGAAGGTCATTCAGGAAGACGGCACTTCTGCATTACGCCGTGGAAAGATGCGACCTGAATTTATGGGACGACATGCTCAGGTACTGGAAGAACTGAAAGCCGATGTTAGACGAGAAAGGGAAAAGATAGCCCTACGGAAAAAGTATTCAAAAGCAATGAATAAAATTAACTCATTACATGAAACAATATCTGAGTTAGAAATACAAATAGCCGAATTAGAATAATAATAAAAACAACAAAACAAATTTAATTACAGCGCCATTGCTGGGGATTCGCTTACTCCAAAAACGGAGAATATAA